GAACCCAGCCCTGCTCATCAGGATTATGATCTGACTTGCGAGCAGCGTGTCGGGTATCACCGATCCAACCATCCGATGCGCGGTCACGATCTGGGAACGAGTCATCAATCTGCTCTCGTAACTGAATCGCTGCTTTAGATAACTTGGGCTTCATCTACAGGCACAATCCATCGACAGGTTTCTTCATCAAAAGTGATCGCATTGTCTGGTTTTGGTGCTATAAAAGCATCACGATCTGCATCGTAAACATAACCAATACCTGCGAAGTTCTTGCGTATAGTTCCATTGAAGGAAGTTTTGATCCAAGTGCCACCCAATGATTGCATGAAAGATTCACCTTCATCTGGTTCATTGTTATCACCGACAAGGACTCTAATAACTATATTGTTTTCATCGACTTCTGCCCAATGACTCATGCTGGATACCTCACAATAACGATACCTGAACCGCCGTTGCCACCATTACCTAAAAATGCTGAACCTGTTGCTGTACTTCCTCCACCGCCACCACCACCTGTGTTAGCTGTTCCTGCTACTCCGTTAGCAGCAGCTTGTGATCCCGGGTTAGAAGCACCGGCAGCACCGCCACCACCTGAACCGCCTGAACCTATTGTTCCGCCAGCAAAAGTTCCACCGCCACCGCCACCTGCATAAAATCCACCAACACCTGTTGATGTGGCAGTTGCCCAAGTAGAATAAGCATTTGTGCCTACGCCACCATTGCCACCGACTGTCGAAGTTCCTGCGGTACCAGCCGCGCCCTTACCACCACCGCCACCTGCACCATAATTAGGTGCTGAACCAGAACCTATTGCTCCAGCATTACCTTGACCAGATGTTGCAGTTCCTGCTGAACCACTGCTCCAAGAACCACCGCCTGAACCGCCGTTGCCGCCATTATTGGATTGATTACCACCACCACCGCCACCAACAGAAGCTGTCAGTGAACCAAATTGTGAGTTGCTGCCATTAGTGCCTGACACATTTGTAGTTGAGCCAGTACCACCAGCACCGATCGTGATTGTTTGATTTGTGGAAATTGATTGCGAAGTAAAGTCTAGGAATCCGCCTGCACCTGCACCACCGCCACGATCCCAAGCACCACCACCGCCACCTGCCACGACTATAACATCGCATGTCAAAGTTCCACCTGAAACACCAAGAGTGCCAGAGGATGTAAAGACACGATAATTAAAGCCGCCAGAAGTGTACAGAGTGCCGCCTGTAACAGTAGGTGCTACATAACCACTACCTTGCGCAATAATTGCTGCTAATGTATTTAGCATTATGCAATTGCACCTACTACGATCCATGAGTTAGCAGCGATCTTGATACAAGCTGCTGACTTGTAACGAGCAAGTACTGGAGATCCTGCTGCTGCGCCTGCGCTAGAGACTGTAGTTGTTGCTGGAGTGGTTGCAGTAATTGTTGTAACTCCTGCACCCTTCATATACACAAGCAAAGTTGTGCCTGTAGGAAATGCGTAAGTCGCATCTGTTGGAATGTAAAAAGTATTAGCTGAAGCATTGTCCATTGTGACAATAGCGTTGAGTCCATCTGCCTTAACTGCTGTGTAAGTAGTGCCAGTCTGTGCATTAACTGTAAGACCAGCAAATTTTGTGTCTATGTCTTGACCAAGCTCTGCGATAGCCGTAGCACCATTCTTAACAAGGTCTGAACTTGTTGGAATGTCAAAGCCAAAGTTAGTAGTTGTAGTTGCCATTAGGTTAGTGCTCCGCTCGCGTTAGTCCATGTAAGTGTACCATTTACGCCAGTCCAGATAAGTGTGACTGGCAATACTGTTTCCCATTGTGTCGTTGATAGTGAGAAGTCTGTTGCTGAGACATAAAGGGTGATCTCAGTAAAACTAGGGGTTGCCCGTAATGCCACATTCTCGATAAAGCCATCAAACTGACCGCCTAAAAGGTTTGTGGGTAGATTGCTAATAAGTACAGGTTGCCCAAAAAAGACATTGATTAAGCCATCTAGCATGGCGCTTGGCATGTCTGGGTTATCTAACCTAAAGGTAATAGCCCCTAATGAACCTCTAGGGTTTTTTCGCAAATTGAGCTCTCTAGATGCTATGTCCGTGATGTCCACAAGGTTCTTAATGTTAGAGTCAAAGGAGCGCTCAAACAGCCCATAAGAGGCTATAGAGTCCGCATCTGAGGTGCTGTAGGTTGAGCCGTATCCTGTAGCGTATCTGTAGATAAGGCTGTTACGGATGCGAGCAATCTGAGTTGTTGAGGTGATAGAGCTTGGTGTTGCATAAGACCCGTCAAGGTTAGTAAAGCCATTTGCTGCGAGATAGTTAGATCTGTGATCCGCATCGGCATATGAGACATCTCCGTCCTTCTCCTCGTACATCTGACCAAGTGCGCTGTTAGCAATCTGATCGATAAGGGTCTGAGACTTAGCAGAAGCACTAGCTGCAAGGGCAATCATCGTGTAAAAGCCTGAGTCCACTTCACCGATGTAGGACTCTGCATTCTCCCATGTGACATCTGCTGGATAAGTAGCCCATGTAACAGTCGGTGTAATGTCTGCCCAAGTAAGGTTAAGAGCTTGTCCGAGAATGGCTGAGATCTGTGCACCGTCTAAGCCTTCTGCAAGTGCTGTGTTATAAACAGCCTTGGTCAGTTTAGCCAGAGAGCCGATGCCTAAGATAGTGCCAGTAGTGACATAGCCTGATTCTTCTGGGCTACGAACACCGATGTTAAAGTCTGATACCTCGCCACCGAATACTGTGACATAAGCCCCTGTGCTGTTCTTAAGCTCTAGGCTAACTGGCTCTGTGACATTGATGGTAAAAGGTGCATTTGTAGCGTTGATGATTTCTACTCGGCAATAACCTGCCGTGCATTGTCTATCGATGTCTAAGCGACCAGAGGCAAAAGAGACAGAGGTGACAGTCGTATAGACATCATCACCTACTGTCACGCGCCATTCTGGTAGCCATGTCATGCGATTGTTAGCGTTCCTCTGTCTCGTGCTTCACGAAGTACATTGTCGATAGCCTCTGCGATAGCGTTAGGATCGCCCACGCCTGTGTTAATTGTAATGTTGTAGGCGTTAGCCGCTTGCGCTGCATAGCGTGAGCCGCTTACCGCACCTGATACGCCTGCTCCGCCTGCTAGACCTTGCAGCAAGGATGAACGTGCAACATCTTCTAAGTTAAACATTCCACCTTCGCCAAATGGTGTATTAGTTGCACGCACAGCAGCCGCGGCTGCCTCTGCCACTCTCATTTGTGCAGCAATAGATGCTGCTCCAATCGCTCCACTTTCTTGCGCTGCTAATGCACTTGGGTGAAATCCTGCTGCTGCGATTGCAGAGATTGAAGATGATTTAGTGCTAATCGGAGTGGGTGGCTTAGTAGTGCCTGTTGTTGCTAGGTTAATTTGGCGCAGTAATTCTAAGGCAGCTTCAAGGTTGGCAATATTGATTAAATCTTTTGGCTGCAAGCTGTCAAGAATTGATTTGATGTCTTGAAGCTTTACATTCTGCATACCTAATGCGCCGAGCACCTTTAGATCTGCATTGAGTTTAGCTGTTGCTGCGATAATGGCTGCCTCATCCTTAGAGGCAATAGCATCTTCTAAAGCAAGGATTGAACGCTTAACATTAAGGCGCGCTGTATCGTTAGCAATTTGTAGCACCTGTGCGCTGGATGTTGCCTTGCCTAGTTGCTCAGCCTGATTAGTAAGAGCTGCTGCAATCTGGATCTTGTCCATGTCAAAGACTTCTGAGCCTTTGTTAAGGGCAAGGTTAGCCTTGTCAATTATTGCGGCAAGTCTTTTTGCAGCTAATTGTTTCTTCTCGTTATCAAGTTGCTTATTCTTGATCTTGAGTAATTCTAAAGCGCGCTTTCTTGCTTCTTCTTCTGCCTTTTTGCGAGCAGCAGCAGCAGCAGCTTCGACTTCTGCTAAATACTTAGTAGCAGCAGCTCCACCATAGATCCTTGTTTCTCTGCCATAGGCTCTAAATTCGTCTAAGAGACCACCCTTACCAAAGGTTAGAAATTCTTCTGGCAACCCTAAAGGATTTTTTAAGCGGCTAAGAATACTGCCTACGACTGGGATCTTTTGTAATTCTGCAACTACCTTTGAGATACTAACGATGCTCTCACTAGCTGCTAACGCCATTTCATTAATTGACTCTGTTACTGATCCGATGCCAGTATCACCTGCAAGAATTGCAAAAGCATCGACTAAGCCTTCACCGATTGTTTCTTGAGCGTTGCCAAGTGCCACATTGATGGCATCCATCTTGCCCGCGTAAGTATCTAATCGAGCTGCATTCTGTCCAGTAAATTGCGCATTGAGCGCACCCTGAATCTTATTAAAACTTGCAGACTGTAGCTCTGCTTTAGTTAATCCTGTTTCATATTTAGCCAGACCTTTAGTCTGCCCCAAATATGCCAATGCGAGATCTTTGCTAACTTGGGCGGCATCAACGCCACTTCCTGCCGAGACATCAAGAGCAAGAGTAAGCAATTCTTGAGACTTAGCAACCGATCCAGTAGTCTGCAATAGGCTCTGAAATGCAGGACGAAGCACATCATCTGAAACATGGGCGCTCGCTTCTAGATCCGAGATGAATGTTTTAACCTTTACATCCTCAAAACCAAGTCCCAAATTTTGTAAGCTCTTGCTTAATCTAGTCGCAGCGGCTTCATCCTCTGCGTATGCTTTAAGTGAAGCCTTACTGTAAGCCAGAATTTTTTGAGCACTAAAAGCGGCTATAAAACCTTTTGCTAAATTGCCAACACTTTTGCTTAATTTGTCTGTTGCTGTTTCAGCTTCCTTAAAACCTTTTTTGCCGGTAAATTCGGTAGCAATATCAATTAACACATTAGCCATGATTTACACCTTTGCTCTCGCGTTGAGTTGATCTGCCGCGTTTTTGATAGCTGCCAATACCTTTTCTCTGGCTTTGCCATTGTTTTCTTCATAAGCACGGAACAAAGCACGACCCTGCATTTTTTCGCGACCCTTCATTGAGGCGCTAAACTTGCCGTTTTGATTTTGCACGAATCTGCTACTTGGGGTTTTACGACCCATAGTTTCATAAATTGCTCCAGCAGCACTTTTGTTAAATACGCGAGCAAGGGATCTGAAACCCCTGCGATTAGGCTTAGATGGAGAAGTCTTATAGCCAATCCCAGCCTTAACTATGCGAGCATTGTAAGAAGGAAAGCGAGCATCTGAACCCTCACGGGTTAACCATCCGCTTAGGACTTGTCCGTCATCTGGCAGATAACCTTTAGCCGCTTTAGTAATCGGCTTAAGAGCCCCAGTCATTTGTTTCTGGGTTTCCTTAGCAAGGTCAGGAGCAAAAGAACGCAAAGCTTTTCGAAGATTAACGGCGCCCTTTACGCTTGCTGGCATCGCTTACCTCTTTCGCTTCATCCTTAAGCCCTTGCACTAATGCATCGAGCATGTTTTTATCTAGATCTAATAACTGCTGTGGCGCGATTCCCAACCTAATGCTTAACCGAGCAATTAGGTAGGTGAACGGAAGATCGCGCTTTAAGCTAAAGGGTCTGAGTCTAATACCTCAACACTCTTAAGTGTCTCGATAAACTCAATCCCGAAAGGCTTAACAGATTCACCTGCTCTGCGTGTTACTTCCCATGCTAACCAATAGACATCGCTTTGCTTTTCTTCATCGCGGAACGCCTTATGGAAGCCCTTTTTAGCGTATTGCTCAAATGAGTACTCCACTGCTGGAGTGATCTCGCCTTCCAATACGCTTCCATCTGTACGAACTATCTTTAGTTTTGCCATGGTTTGCCCCTTTGTTTAATTGATTAGAATGTGCCTGTTGTGGCTACTGCAACAGTTGAGTTAGCAGTAAATGTGATCGACTGTGTAGACATATCGCCAACAGCACCATTGATGTCTGTTGTGTTGTTCACTAGAAGTGACACTGTGTAAAGAGGGTTAGTCGCTGAGACTGCTGTTCCCTTTTCCTGTAGGAATACACATGTGACTGTTGTACCCCATGCAGCTTGTAGTGTTGCCAATACATTCGCTGATGCTGTGTCGTTTAGGAAATCGATTGTTACAGATGATGCTTCCAAGCCCTTAACGAACTTGTGTGCTGTGTCACCCATTGCAGTAACTTCTAGCTCATCGAATGTGCGGTTAAGAGTGATTGATGTGACATGGTCTGAAAGATCAACGGAGTTAATCTTCACACCGACTTTGTTATTTAGAAATACAGCCATGAGATTATTCCTCGTCTTTCTTGGTAGGTGCTGGCTTTGGTGCTGGTGTGCTTACTTGCCCGATTTTCTTCAGGAAGTCAGCGTTTTCTTGTTCCCACTCGGACATGTTTAGCTCCAACTCGTTAGGATTGATACGGACATCTCGCAGCTGAGAAGGTCTCCCGATGCAGCGTTGAGAATACTTGGTGCGCTTATTGCGCTTACATTATAAGTCAAAGATGATGCAGCGAGCTTTGCGAACACGCCACAGACTGTGTCCTCGATGCCGTTGAGGTTTCCCTCATTGTCGAATAGTGGAACAGTCATAACAATCTTGAAGTTAGCCATTGGGCTAATTGAAATGTGCTGATTGTTGCTTGGTGTCAGATATAAATCATCTGGAGACACAATTACAGAGTTAGCAAGGACTGTGGCAGGTGGGAATGCAAAAGTCTGCCACTTAGCGTTATCGACTAAAGCCGTTGCTAATGTAGTCCTGAGAGTAGTGACGGCAACAGGCATCAGCCCACCATCGAGTTAGGTGATAAGCAGTGCGCGATCAATCCTCGCACCTTAGCGAGAAGCTGTGCGCTCATTCGGTAAGGGCTTGGCTGGAAATCGACAGCATTTGACCCGCTCAAAGTTGCGGTGCGTGCTTGCCAGATTTCGACAGATATCATCAAAGCTGCTTGCTGAACTGCTGTGTCAGTTGCATAGTCAGTGACTGTACCTGCAACAATTCCAAAAGGCTGGACGGCATGAACGCCTTGATCTGCTCCAGTTGCAGCATATGAAAGTGAGCCTGAACCAATCTTCGTGATGGTCTTTGTGCCGTTAAAAGGACTGCCATTCTTGGTAATGATTACGCTTTGACCAACATAGAAGTCCTGAGAGATGTCCTGATCAAAGTAAAGAGTTGCCACATTATCTGAAAGGCTTTGATGCGTGTTGTAGATCTCGTTCTGCCAAAGCATTGGCAATAGGACGACATCCGTTGCATCGCATACCTCTTGAAGGGTTGCATCTGGATACAAAGTACCGACTCCGAGTGTTGCACGGAGTTCTGCGACTGTTGTAAGTGCCATGATGTCCTTTCTCAAGACTCTGGGGAGTAGAGGGCTACTACTCCCCAGAGCGACTTAGTGAGTTTTTACTGCTTGTTATTCTTGAATGCGCCAGCTGCAACCTTAGTAGCAATTGCACCGAATCCGTAGTAACCAACTGTTACTGATCCGTTAGCTGTTGATTCTGCACGCAAGCGGTATGTTGGTGACTCGTACCATGTGTATGCATCTGGGTTCACGATTAGGATAGTTCCATCGCCATCGCCAGCGTTTGTTGGATCAACATATAGGTTGAGTCCTGCAACATTGCCTGTCAATGATGTTGGTGCTACTTGACCGCCAGCGTTCATTGGCTGTGATGCTGTGTAGATTGGGCGACCTGCATCGTTAAGAGACATGATGTTAGACCATTGTCCTGTTGAAACGACCATGTTGCGAGCGAATGGGTTTGCAAGTCCTGCTGTTGCGCCATAGACAGAAGCTGAACCGCGAGCAACAATTCCAAGCAACTCTGATGCTGTTGGGTATGTTGTTGTGGTTGTTGCATCTGCTGTTGCACCTGCAATAAGAGCAGCGTTCACTGCTGCGTTTGTAGCCTTTGCGTAAGCTGCTGCCATGTTGCGCACTAGCTCATCGAAGAATGCTGGAGATGTACGATCTAGCAATTCAACAGAGAATGTCTGTTGTCCTGCGTACTTCTGTACTGTTACAGATAGGAAGTTAGAGTTTTGATCTGTGTCTGAGAATGCATCATTCTCTGGCTCGATCGCAACTGTTGGCATCTGTGTGATGCGTGGGATCTCGAAAGTCATACCTGCATCTGGAAGCACTCCACGAGAGATTGCATCGATTGATGGACGGATTGTTGTTCCGAGTGGGTTGATGATTTCTGACAATTGGCGTGTCGGTACTAGACCGCTGTTGTCCGAAGTATCTGCTGCTGCGCGTAGGTATTGACGAGCATCCTCATCGCCTAGAGCTGCGCGGATTGAGTTTTCTGCATACTTAGCTGCTGTCAATTCGATGCGTGGCTTTGTGAAGTATGCTGCTGAAACAGTTGGGCGAGCAGCTTCGACCGCTGGTGCTTCAACTGGTGTTGCTTCGACTGCTGAAGTGGTTTCTTCCACGATGGCTGTCTCGCTTTCTGTTGGTTGGGTTGGTTCTTCTACAGCAGATTCTTCTGCTGCAATATCAGTAACTTGAGCAGACTTAAATGCTGGCTCTGTTACTAAACTTACTTCGACCAAGCGAGCAGCGGATACATATGTAACGCCATCCTTGATCTTTGACTTGAGGACTTCTGCACCGATGCTTAAACCTGACTGCAATCCTTCTTCTGCAAGGATTAGAGCTTCTGTACCGCGCTGTGAGCGACTGATTGAGAATACTGCATCGATAGAGTTCTCTGATTCGCTAAATGAAACCATGCGACCTAGAGGCTTTTTGTTGTCATGCTGACTTAGCAACTTAATTGCTTTAGGATCTTCGATAGCAATAGATCCAGAGGCGAAGATTACCTTGCCCATATTTGTAGATCCTGCTTCGACATTGAGAGGCACGATCTTGCCTGAGACTGTGCGATTCGCTGAATCTGCCGTTAGATCAGCCGAGAAGGTGATTACTTGGTTCATTCTAGACCATTGCTTCCGTTAGGTGTTAGATCTGTCATTTCCATAGCCTGTTCCTGGGTAACCAGATTAAGGGCTAGGAGTTTTTCAATTACTGCGAGCTCTTGCAGTGGATCAGTGCGCAAGAAGTTCTTATCAATATCGAACTTTACTACATTTCCGCGAGCAGTGATGTCATCCATTGATAAGCGATCTTCGATCGCAGTAATGAATGGCTGTAAAGAGAGTGTTAAGAATTGCTTGCGTTCATCATTGACATTTTGATATGTATAACTTGAGTTCTGATCTGCTGAGACATAGATCGCTGGCACATTGCATAGGCGCGCAATTTCAGTAGCAAGATTCTGAATCGCTTCGTTATACATCATGTCTTTAGGAGAGAAGCCAACAGTCTTATAATCTAAAGTGCTTGTTAAATAAGCAGTTGAGTTACTTTGACGAGCTCTTTTCCATGCCGCTAATAATCCTTGAACTTCTGCCGGTGGAAGGTCAGCCCCTGAGTTCTGGATAAAACCAGTACTCATTGGAGTTGCTGCTGCAATCGCTGCTGACTTCTGCACATCAATAGCTGCGCGAATTGTCTGCACACCAGTGTTAAGAATGCCATCACCTAATGATTGGAATGTGACAAGAGATCCAAGTCCGTCCATTGGTAATGTCGTGCCATCAACTGCATAAGATTTAACAAAAGTATTTGTGCTATCTAATGTTGCAGTTACTCGATGATTAGCGATCCATTCGAACCGAGCGGGCCTGCCATCTTCCTGATAGACCTCTACGACCTTCCAGAAGGCTTGCCCATAAAACAGAAGTGAATCAACAGTCCACGCGATTGTTACAGATCGTGGCTGTGAATATGAAGGCTGCTCTAACCATGCAGGTGAGCCAAGTTCTTCGTTAGTAGATTTCTTATAAAGCTCGAGAGGAATCGCTCCGATAGTGCCACATAGTAGATTGCGACAGCGCATGAGTGCTGGAACAGAGATCGCTTCGCTTCTGCCGATGAAAGCATATTGGAAGGGCATTGCATAAGGCGAATACTCACCAAGCACCTGAGGTGCAGATTGAGCTTGTAATTGTGGCTTAGGTTCAAGCCCGAATGTCTGCAAGATTCTACCCATAGACAGAAACTATAGCATTTGTCAAGCAATTAGACAATGTGATATGGGTGTGTCTAGGTAAAGATTTGTGGCTTAGGTTGAGGGATCATTAACTTGCTCACGACCATAGCCAAGCCAATAGGGGCTGAGATATCTCCAGCACTCTTTCGCTTAATGATTCTCCAAGCCGAATCATTGACCTTAGCTGCGCAGTTATTCATCTGCTGGATCAGTTCTTCTTGTCCATTATGGATAACTCGATGATTGACTAAGCCTTCTAGAAGATCGCCACAGGCCTTATAGAATTGCTGACCCGAAACATCCTCGACCATAACTCCAGCATTGGCTAGGCGATCTGCGATTGTCTGCGTGGCGTACTTGTCATAGCAGACTAGGCGTGGCTTATAAATGTCGCACCATGCCTTAATAGAAGCTGCCATCTTTAGTTCATCGATGGCAACCTGAGAGCTGTAAGTCTCCAAGATCCCGATGCCAATCCGTCCATCTGGAAGTAGTTGTCCAGCGACTAATGATCCGTTCCTGCGTGACGGACTGACATCGAAACCGAATACAGTATAAGCCCCTGGACTCATTTCTAGCGTGTTATCTGATGTATCTTCTAAGATTCCATGTGGCCACGGACTGCTTAGCGAATCGATCCATTGGCAAAGAGTCTCAGTGCGCGTGTTTTCAATCGGTGAAGTAGCAATCGCCTCCTCAATCGCTTCCTCTGTGATGGTGTATCCCAAAGAGGGGTTAGCCAAAGCCCATGCATTGCGATCGTCTATCTTGCAGTATTGCGGAGCTGAGTATTCATAGAATCCAAAAGACTTGGGTGGGTAGTCGATAGCTCTTTCCCGTAGGTCGTTGAGTACAGTGCTGAAAGCGTCTCCTGCATTAGAGGTAAGAAGCGTTTGAGAGTTTGGGTGAGCTCTAGTTGTAGGAGTAGCAGCTCTAAATCCATCTTCTGTGATCTCTCGGACTTCATCGATGTAGAGCAGTCCATTGACGGATCTACCGCGAGAGCCGTCTCTAGTTGCTGCGACAACATCAAGCCTTGCTCCAGATAGCATCTCAATGCTTTCAGTTCCGTTGGCGTGTCGGATCTGTTTAACGAATCCTTTAAGGTGGTCATTGGTCTCCAATAGGTGAGTGACTTGTCGGAAGGTGTCTAGTGCCATGCTTCGATTAGAGCTCATGATAAGGACATTTGTATTCCACTTAATCAAGTGAGCAAGGATTAACATACGCGCCAGATGTGTCTTTCCGTTTTGTCTGGCGACCAAAATAAGGTTTGTCTTACGAACCCACATGCCTTTCTTGTCCACAGTCAGCATATCCTTGAGCACGAACTCCTGCCACGGCATGAGATCCATTTTCACGATAGCGCAGAGGTCTTTGACATCTTGCAGCTTGTTTTCGCCCTTGAGAAGTGGACTGTGAAGCCGTGGCTTGGTTGCCCCTCGTAGGGCTTTGGACTTTCTGGGCTTAGTTGTCATTGGTCTGGACTGGGTCGGGTCTTAAAAGGACTGTCCAGCATCGGTTCGGACTGCATCGGGGAGATATAGTCGAGA